TTCAAAGTTTATTGCATTTGAGACACCTGGATATGCTGGTTTAGAAAATTCTGCATCCTTTTCTGCCTTTGCATTTGCTGCCACAAACACGGGTTCATTTGCAATTACTGGATCAAACCAATTTAAAGCAAGTCAATCGATTACGGGTAGTTTATTTGTAACTTCAGGATCTTTTGACCTTACTGGGGTTACTAATAACATATTCATAATAAGAAACTCAAGCTCAGCTGCTATAATGACAGTGTCTCAGAGTGGTATTGTTATGCTAGCAACACAATCATCTACACCAACTGGAACAGCTCCAAACGGTGCAATGACTTTCACAGCAACAGACTTTTTTGTGGGATTAGATTGATTTCTAATACTACAGCATATTTATATACAACAACTAAAAACAATCTAAAAGTAACATGGCAACTTGGAAAAAAGTCATAGTATCCGGTTCGGCAGCTGAGCTGAGTCAGTTAAACGTCGGTACTAATCAGCAAATCACGACCGCACAGGGTACTACCTTCTTAACGGGTTCGTTTACGGGATCGTTCACCGGTAATGGTGCAGGATTGACTGGAGTAACAGCAACAGCAATCTTCCCTACAACTGCTAAAACTGACCTAACATCTACGGATCAGTTTTATATTAATGATGGTGCCAATAAGTACATTACCTATGGTAACTTATTAACGGACTTAGCAGGTACAAACTTAACAGTAGAGGGTACAGATAGCTTAGCGTTAGCTGCTCAAATTTCAGTAACTGGTGTAACTGCATCGTTTACTGGTTCATTAACTGGTGCGTTAGTTGGTACAGCTTCTTGGGCAACAAACGCAGTAACTGCAAACAACGCATTAAACTTAGGTGGTCAGCTTCCTGCTTACTACCAAAACGCATCTAACATTAACGCTGGTACTTTAGCTAACGCCTACTTACCAAGTGCAATTAACGTAACATCAGTATCAGCTTCAGTAGGATTTACTGGTTCATTGACTGGTGCTTTAATTGGTACAGCGTCTTGGGCAACAGCAGCATCAACAGCATACACTACATTAGCAGCTTTAACAGCAGGTTCAGGTTTACTTAGTGCCGGTACATTTAATGGAGCTACAGCAAGAACATTCTCTGTAGATTCTGGTTCAATGTTACCATACTACTCTGGTTCTATCTTCAGTACATTATCAGGTGGTGCAACAGTATCGTCAGCAGGTGTAGTAACTCTTAAAACCGGTCTTGTATCTGGTTCATCAATTGCATCAGGTGCACAGGGTGAGGTAACACTTACAACAAACGGTGTAGCAGCTTCTGCAGTTGACTTAGGATTACAAACTTCAGATTCTCCACAATTCGTTGGATTAACGTTGACGGGTGACGCAGCAGTAAATGGTGGAGACATTACAACTTCTGCAACAACTTTCAACTTAGTTAACACAACTGCAACTACTTTAAACATTGGTGGTGCAGCAACTACAGTAAACTTAGGTGCTAGTACTGGTACAACGACAGTTAATAACAACTTAAGCGTTAAAGGTACTTTATACGTTGAGGGTTCTGTAACAGCAATCAGTTCTTCTAACTTGTATGTAGCTGATCAGTTTATCTTGTTAGCATCAGGATCTGCAACTGCAGGAGATGGTGGTATCGTAATCGATAGAGGATCTGACGCAGCAGGTAACATTGCATATGGATATGATTCTTCAACAGACCGTTGGGGATATCAATCAGGTGTAGTTGATACATCAAACGTAATTGATCCAACATCAGCTTCTGGTGTGAGTGGATCATTTGCTCCTTACTTATTTGTAGAAGCAAACCACGGTGCAACAAAACCAATCACTGGTGAGTTTGCGGTAGTAGGTTCGATGTATATGTCTAACGCAGGAGACTTCTGGATTTATACAGCATAAAACTTAATATAGGTTATGAGTATTTTTAATAAACTAGCAACACAAACAAATAATCAAGCTTCTGAAGACGGCAACAAGCTCAATCTTCAGGAGCTTGAATTTTTATTAAAAACCCTGAAAACAACACAATTAGTTGGAGAACAGGTAGAAATGTTCTATATTCTAGTAACCAAGCTGCAGAATCAATACCTGCAGCAGGAAGCTAAATAAAGACAAATAAGTTATGGATATTTTCTCAATCGATCTCTCAGTACAAGAGATTACATTATTGCGTCAATCATTAGACGTAATCAATATAACTGGTAAGGATGCTAAGTTTGTAGGTAATCTACAATACAAACTAGAAACAGAACTACAGACTATTCGCACAATGTTGGCTGAGCGTGAAGCACAAGAAGCACGTATGCAAGCTGAAAAGGCTGCTGAATTAGAACGTGCTATTGCAGCAGAAGCAAGGAAACAAAAAAAAGCTGAGCAGGCGGTATCCTAATATCTTTAACAAGATATTTATTAGAAATAAAGCTGTAGGCCGAAAGGAAGTAGGCATATACACGGCATAAGTGTATGTATCTAACCACAGTTTAAGAAATTTGTAGTATGCCAAACTGGAAAAAAGTCATAGTCTCCGGCTCAGATGCCGTATTATCTTCGCTAGCCGTAACCGGCACAATCAACTCATCAGGTTCGTATAACCTATTAGGATCCGGCGGTCAAAACTTATTTTTTAATAGTAGTGGTCAGTTAGGTAGCTCAGCTACTGGCTATCACATACAAATGACTCCAGGTGGTAACACAACTCTATTTGCTCAAGTAGGATATTTCAACAACGGATTAAATGTAATTCCTGGTGGTAATCAAACCACATTAGGATTAGGTGTGACTGTAGGTTCATATCCAGCAGCAACAATAGCATCGTTCGTATCGGGATCAGTAACAGCACTTACAATATCAGGTTCTGGTATGAAGGGTACTGGATCGTTTAGTTACTTGGGAGGTATAACTGCAACGTCATTTACTGGATCCCTTTCAGGACTAGCTACCTCAGCATCATTCGCATCCACAGCGTCATATGTTAATACACTAAACCAGGCTGTATTAATTACTGGTAGTGCTACAATTGGTGCTTCATCAGCAGGCCCAGCAGAAAGTACACTAACCTTAGGAGCACGTGATGCTGTGAGTGAGGGAGGCCAGGTAGGGTTTAATGCTCCAGGAGGATCGTATATTTCAGCTTCATTTATTGATCTTTACCAAAACAGACTTAGAGTACTTAAAGGTACAAACGCTGGAAGTACTGGCGAAGTTGCTAGTTGGAATATGCATACCCTGCAAGCGTCGTTACCTGCGTATACTAGTGTATCATCATTTCCAGGTACAGCAGTAGCAACCTTAGGAGTAGACTCTGGTGGTAATATTCTTACAATATCAACTGGGGGATCTGGAACTGTTACCTCTGTATCAGCATCAGGCACAGTTTCTGGTATTACTCTAGGTGGTGGTCCAATCACAAGTACGGGAACACTAACACTAAGTGGTACTATTTCCGGTTTGACAAATTCAAACTTATCAGGAACAGCAGGTATTACAAATGCTAATTTAGCAAACTCTTCAATCACAATAGGAAGTACCGCTATATCATTAGGAGCAACTTCAACTACATTAGCAGGACTTACTAACGTAACCTCAACAAACTTTACTGGTACAGCTTCATGGGCATCAAATGCTACAAATGCTACAAATGCTACAAATGCAACCTACGCCTCTCAGGTAACACTCACAAACCTAACTGCATCAGCTGGCGGACCCTTTTACCCTACATTTACTGCTCAAACGGCAACGGGGAGTCTATTGATAGACAATTCAACCTTCTATTACGCACCCACTACAAATACATTAACAGTAACCTCATCCTATGCTATAACAGCTTCCGTAGCAGAATCGGTATTAGGAACAGTCACTTCTGCAGTTACAGCTTCGCATGCAATTCAGGCATCAAGTTCGTACATAGGATCGACTAGCACTGGCACATGGAGTATCATAGGTGTAAACGCATCTGGATACACACAACCATCCAACTTTACTGGATTTACACTAAATGCTGCAACAAATACTCTAAGCACAACAGCTTCTTGGGCATCAAACGCATCGAGTGCAACATCGGCAACTAGTGCAGGTTCGGTAACCAATGCAGTAACCTTTAACAACGGCGGTGCAGGAGATGCATCAGGTACATCGTTTAACGGATCTGCAGCAAGAACAATATCATACAATACAATTGGAGCTCCAAAAACAGATGGTACAAACGCCACTGGTACATGGGGTATCTCTATATCAGGTAACGCAGCAACAGCCACAAGTGCTACTTCAGCAACTTCAGCAACAAATGCTACCAATGCTACAAATACTGCAATAACAGATACCACAACTGGTGCAGGTCCATACTATTTAACTTTTGTTGATAGTACAACGGGTAACTTAGCACAACGTGTTGATAGTACTGGATTAACCTACAACGCTACAAACAATGCTATCACAGCGTCAATATTTAAAGGAGAGCTTGTTGGTACTGCTTCCTATGCAGGAATAGCTCTTACTGCTACAAATGCCACAAACGCTACATCAGCATCGTATGCAACAACAGCAAATCTTGCATACTCTGCAAACCAAGCGGGAGAGGTAACAACTACAGAACAAGGTGCTACAGCTATCTATTATCCAACATTTGTAGATTCATCTAACGCAACTCCCCTTTCAGAAAAAGTTTGGACAAATACAAGCTTTCAGTTTAATCCGGGAGGAGGTTATCTCCGCCTACCTAGCTTATTAGCGACTGCAGGAATTACTGGTAGTCTCTTGGGTAACACTACTGGTACAGCATCTTATGCTACAGTAGCTCAATCGGTGTTAGGATCTATAACATCGGCATCTTATGCATCAACTTCTAGTTGGGCCGTACAAGCATTAACAGCATCATTCCTGCCAATTGGAACTTACGCAATTACATCAAGTTGGGCTACACGAGCAGTAACTGCTAGTTACGCTTTAACAGCGAGTGTTTTATTGGGTAGTATTACATCAGCATCGTATGCATCGACGTCAAGTTGGGCTGTACAAGCTCAGACAGCATCATTTTTACCGGCTGGAACTTATAGCATCACCTCAAGTCAAGCTTCATATGCTACTACTGCAGGTGCATCAGATTCAGTTTATGTAAACTTAGGAGCTGCAGATATAGACCTTTTAGGAATCAGTAGTGCTGCTCCTGGATACTTTGTACCAGAAATGGATCAGCTCGGTCAATTCAAATATCAAGTTTCAAATCCAGGATACATTGCTATAAAATTTAGAGAAAATGTAGCGGGAGTTGATGCGCTTTTTGGACAGCTAGCAGGTGTTGGTCAAGGTCATGGCTTTATTGAATCTCCATCTGGTCGAACTTTCTATTATGCTGACACACACTTATTTGGAGACAACGCCTATGGCTATAGTGCTCAGATAGATGTCAATGGTAATTTTGACGCCGCTAATGATATTACGTGTGGTGGTACAAAGTTCTTTGATATTCCACACCAAGGAAAAGAAGGTTGGGGATTAAAGCATGCTGCAATAGAAGGACCAGAATCCGCTGTATACTTCCGCGGTAAGTTAGATGGTAGTGATACAATACAATTACCAGAATACTGGAAATGGTTAGTACATGAAGATACTATAACAGTTACATTGACTCCAGTAGGTCAGTATCAAGCCTTATACATCAAAGATATAAAAAACAATCAAGTCCAAGTTGGATCAGATGGTGATTATATCAAGTGTCATTATGTGATATATGGTGAGCGTAAAGATGTTGATCGATGGGATGTAGAATATCCAGAGTACACTAGAAATATTATAGAACAGACAAGTAACGCTATTTATACAAAAGGCCATGAGTAGAGGTAATACAACAGTACCAAGTTTAAGTACAAGGAATAGAACGGTTGCAATCACATCGGCAGGAATTACTGTATCTGGTTCAGCAGCTAAAATATCCATCTCAGGATCATCTAATACGTCAATTGGAACAGCAACTAATGATGAGTTGTTTGCTTCAAGAACCTATGTAGCAGATCAGGTTGCTAATTTAATAGCTTCTGCACCAACAGCGTTAAACACATTAGATGAATTAGCAGCTGCGTTAGGAGATGATGCTAACTTTGCAACAACCACGTCAACAGCATTAGGCAATAGACTTCGTATTGATATAAGCAATCAAGGTTTAACATCAACACAACAATCTAATGCTAGAACAAACCTAGGATTGGGAACTGCTGCAACAACTGCAGCAAGTGATTATGCAACAGCAGCACAAGGATCAAAAGCGGATACAGCATATGGATGGGGTAATCATGCTTCAGCAGGATACCTTACATCGGTAACAAACATATCAGGATATGCTGGTACATTATTGCGTGAGGACAATAGAGTTATATCACCAGTAGAAGTTACTGCAGGTCAATTGAAATTTGGATTCACGGCTTGGAATAATGATGGCGGACCTCCGTATGCAGATTTTATGCATATGCGATCATATACTGATGCATCGGGTGGAAGCGATAACTTAATTATGTTTAAGAAGTCGGGTATTGGTATGCGTATCTGGCAACAGTCTTGGGGATCTGCAACAGCGTACTCAAGCTATGCTGATGTGTGGACAACTGGCGATTTCTCATCAGCCAACGTTTCAAATTGGAATACTGCATATGGATGGGGTAATCACGCATCGGCAGGATACTTAACATCAGTAACCAATATTTCTGGAAACGCTGGAACAGCAACAAAATTACAAACAGCTAGAAACATCGCAGGACAAAGCTTTGATGGTTCAGCTAATATAACAATACCAGTCAGTGCGTTATCAGATGTAGCAATTACAACGCCATCAAATAATCAACTACTAGTATATAATAGTTCAACTAGTAAGTGGACTAATACATCAGGAATCACTGGACCTACTGGCCCAACCGGTCCTACCGGACCAACTGGTCCAACTGGAGCTACTGGTGCCGCTGGTCCAACTGGAAGTATTGGCCCTACCGGACCCACTGGCCCTACTGGCCCTAGTGGAACTAATGGTACCAATGGTGCTACTGGCCCAACTGGACCTACTGGTCCCACAGGACCTACCGGAGTTGGTATTTCAACAGCAGGAGTAACAGCAGGAGCGTTAACAATAACACTCACAAACGGAACAACTCCAATTAATGCAGTCAACGTAGTAGGCCCTACCGGCCCAACTGGTCCTACTGGATCACCTGGACCCACTGGCCCAACTGGTCCCACAGGACTAAAAGGAGACACTGGTCTAACTGGCCCAACTGGCCCAACTGGTCCTACTGGTAGTCCAGGTCCAACTGGCCCAACTGGAGCTACTGGTCCAACTGGCCCAACACTATCGGTAAATAATAATACAGATAATAGAGTAATCACTGCAACTGGAGGTAGTAGTGTTGATGCTGAAGCTAATTTAACTTTTGATGGTACTACGTTAGTAACACCAGCTATTAGGATTGGTTCAAATTACTCCTTAGTTCAAAACGGAACAGACTTAGAATTTAGATACGCATAATGGCTACAAAAGCAACATTCATAAGATCCAGTAACACCTGGCACCTAAATGAAGGTGTCTTTCATGAGACTTCGTCTTTGCCTACCGGCGTAAGAGCTGTACTCAAAGGTGATGGTGATATGCATTGTGCTGCTTTTGATGAAACATATAATTCTTTAGATGCCATTGGTTGGCATGTTAATGATCAAGGTGATAGATGGTGGTCTAATCCAAACAATCAAGCATTCGGGTCGGAGAACATATATGGCAACTCAAATTGGGGAATCTACAAACAAGATAATATATACACAACCGCTAGAAGGCATGCTGGTAAGGATGCATCATACGGTGTTCACATATTTAGATACCCAAACATTTCAGCAGCCTCAACTTGGGGTGGATTAGCTTTTTATCCACCAGCTGCTTCAAAATTAAGAGGTCACACATACAGATTTTCATTTAACTACCGAGGATATACAAATGGTAATCAGATGGAAGTTTACAATAACCTTACCGTAGGTTGGGGAGATTTAGGAATTTGGTTACCAACTCCATGGTATTCCGCTGTATCGGCATTTGATACTGATTGGGAGTGGAGAAGGTATGAGTATACATACACAATTCAAGACGGTTACCTAGATTGGGTACCGGGTCAAAACACTCCAGTCTGGAATGCGAGTACACAGTATGGTGACTGGCAACCAGTACAGTATAATGGTTATGTTTATAGAAAGCCAAGCTGGACTGGACAGCCTACAAAAGGCGTTCCACCTGATCAAGAGTATCCTAGTATTTGGGATTATAGAGCACCAATGGTTGCAGGGTATTTTGATTTATACGCTAACCTGAAAATTGGTTTTAGTTATGAAGATCAGGGTAGTAGAGGAACTCATGTCTATGTAGATAATATTCAAATCACAGATATTACAGATAACGTTTCTTGGAACCTTACATCAGGTGGTTGGGAATCCGACACTATTTCGGAAGAAACTATTGCAGTGTTTGCAAAAGGAACAGCTTACGTAGGTTTAGATATTGGAAACGGTACAGATAGGTTTGCAGTATATGGTCCTAGAGTTTTACAACTCAATGGTACAACAATATACAACCAAGAGGGTGGTAGAGGTTTAAGACTTACTATTATAGATGAGGCATCAGTTTCAGTAGTGTTTGATCAAGTTTATGATACATACGGAGACGATAGTGCTAGAACAGCGTTAGCTAATAAGCTTGCAACCATCACTAGTAGTCAGGTGTGGGTTATGACATCGTTCGATGCAATTAATCCTAACTCAACATTAGATGCTCAAATGAGAGCTATGAAATCAAGGTTACTAGTTAACGACGGATCTTTACATTCAGTATATACTGGAGGTGGTGTAAGACATCCTTATGCAGCTGTCGGAAGAGGACAGAGAGTAATTAAGGAGGACGGAGCTAATCAACTAGATACTGTATATAAAAGAAAAGGTGTTATTGATATAAGAATATAAGATTATGACAGAGCTACAAAAACTACAAATGGAGCTAAGTTCGATCACCTGGATAATTGGCCAAGCCAGTACAGATGAAGAACGACAAGAGTTGGAAGGATTGTATAATCCAAGAGTCCTAGAGATTCTTAGTGAAATTGAAACAATAAAACAGAACGAGATATAATGGCTAAGCTAAAAACAGGAACAACCATAGGAGGTAACGAAGCTCTACATACTGGTAATTTCGATGCTAGTAGCTATCCTCAATTTATAGGACCTACTGGACCTACTGGACCAAGTGGACCAACTGGCCCTACTGGATCTCCAGGTTCAACTGGACCAAGTGGACCTCCAGGACCAAGTGGACCCACTGGACCGACTGGCCCTAGTGGACCTCAGGGATTGAAAGGGGATACTGGTCTGACTGGACCTACCGGTCCTACTGGCCCTAGTGGAACCAATGGAAGCACTGGACCGACTGGCCCTCCAGGACCAAGTGGCCCAACTGGGCCTACTGGCCCTACTGGTCCTACGGGTGCAACTGGACCTACTGGCCCAACAGAATATGAAACTGCTAACGCAAACTATGCAGTTAACGGTGGAGGTACTGTAACATGGTCAGGTGGTAGAGTATCGTGGGGTGAGCGAGTAATTGTCATTCCTGCTGACAATAGTCAAGCAGCTAGTGGTTATTTAGATATTGGACCAGTTTCCAATTTATTAGTACCTGCATGGTCAGGAGTTTATTACAAAGTGGCTCGTGGAATGGCCAATACCTACGATTCAAACAAACTTGTGGTACTTCCTTACAACGATGGATCAGTCCAAGTAGTCGATGGTTGGGTATTGATTGCAGTTCATAATGGAGATAATAGCTCACTAAAATGGTTGCCTGGAATGGTAACGATTCCTAGTGGAGGAACCTACTACACAAGCACTGGATTATCTTCTTGGGCTACTGGTCCTACTGGACCGACAGGGCCCACTGGACCTACTGGAGCTACTGGACCAAGCGGTCCTACTGGCTCACCTGGTCCAACTGGATCACCTGGACCTACCGGTCCTACCGGCCCAACCGGACCTGGATCAACAGTAGCAGGACCTACTGGCCCTACTGGTCCAACTGGACCTAGTGGCCCTCCAGGACCTAGTGGACCTACTGGATCACCTGGACCTACTGGACCCACAGGACCTGCAGGATCAACTTCATATACAGCAGGAGCTTTATCAAACGCTGGGTTTGGAAACGGTACTCAGACCTGGTATCAAGCACCATCTGGAATTGCAGGATATAATGGCAGTTGGGCAAGTTATATAATATCAAATCATGGTGATGGACAGACCTACTATAACCAAACCTTAATCATGCCATTCTGGACAGCACCTCAATACTCAAGATTAGAGGGTGGTGTACAGAAAGGCCCATACACATTTGTTACTACAGAGAACCTAAGTACATATGCTTTATCAGGTCCTACTGGTCCCACTGGACCCACTGGCCCAACTGGCCCAACTGGTAGTCCAGGTCCTAGTGGAACTAATGGCGGACCTGGTCCAACTGGCCCTCCAGGACCGAGTGGTGGAACTGGACCTACTGGTGGACCTGGTCCAACTGGTCCTACTGGAGCTACTGGTCGTTCAGCTTATGAGTCTTGGTTAGCTTTAGGTAATAGTGGAACAGAATCTGCCTTCTTAGCAGCATTAAGAGGAGCACCTGGACCAACTGGCCCAACTGGACCTAGTGGACCTACTGGCAGTCCAGGACCTACCGGACCTACCGGACCTTCAGGAACTGGATCTCCAGGCCCCACTGGGGCACCTGGACCTACTGGTCCCGCAGGATCCGATGGAGCTCCAGGCCCAACTGGACCTACTGGCCCTCCAGGACCTCCAGGATCTGGTGGTGGTACAACTGGTATGACTGCATCGGTTATGGTTGCCGACCCAAGAGGTGCGACAGTTATTATGGACTTTACAAACGGTTTATTAACAAACGTGACAATAATATAAGTTGCATAGTTTTAATTTTTTACGTATATTTTAGTTATGAATAATAGACCTACATTTAGACCAGCAGAAAACGTAGACCAGACTCAATACTATTGGTTTGAAAATGGTTTTACAGAAGAAGAGGTAAACCACATACACAACTCTGCAACCAAGTACGATGAACAAGATGCTACAATAATTGGCAATAATGAAGAAGTAGAGGAAGCCATTAGAAAATCAAAAATCAAATGGCTTCCAAATACTCCTGAGTGGGGTTGGTTTTATGATCGTATTGCCAACATGGTAGTAGAAGCAAATAACGCTTTATGGCATTTTGACTTGCATAGTATTATAGATGATATCCAATACACTCAGTATGAAGCGGGGGGAGGTCATTATGACTGGCATGTCGATATTGGACCTTCCACAATCTCACACAGAAAGGTTTCTGTTGTAGTTCAATTAGCAGACCCCGATGATTATGTGGGTGGTGACTTAGAGTTAATGCCAGGTAACTTCTCATTTGCTGTACCACGCAAAAAAGGAGCGGTTGCAATCTTTCCGTCATTCATGTTACACAGAGTAACACCAGTAACTGAAGGATTGAGACAAAGTGCTGTTTTATGGGTCGGTGGCGGACATTACAAGTAAGGTTTACAAACAAAACAACATATTTATACAAAGAACAACATAAAAACAAAGTTATGGAAAACAAGCAATTTAGCGCAGAAGAACTTGAGCAAATCAAAGTCTTACAAGAGAAGTACAACGTATTAGGTATTCAACTAGTACAATTAAAGTTAGCAAAAAAGAATGCTGAAACCTATCTTAATGGCTTAATCGAGCAAGAGGGATTACTAGAAAATCAGATTGTAGAGACGAACGAGGAAGAAAAGAAGCTAGCTCAAGAATTAGATGCAAAATACGGAGCTGGTTCTTTAGATCTTGAGACTGGACAATTTACGCCAAATAGCTAAGGTATTTTAAGGTTTCGCTGTATGTTGTGATATTTATATTCAAACTGATAAAACTACATTACAACAATGGCTGAAAGAATAGTATCACCAGGTGTATTTACAAACGAGAAAGACCTCTCGTTTTTACCTGCAGGTATTGCAGCAATCGGAGCTGCAATCATTGGTCCAACAGTAAAAGGACCTGCTTTTGTACCGACAGTTGTCACTTCATTTGATGACTTTATTGCTAAGTTCGGTGGCTTAAGCGAAGAAACATACGTACCATATGCAGTTAAGAGCTACTTGAATAGCGCTTCAACTGTTACTGTGGTTCGTGTATTGTCTGAGGGAGGCTACAATGCTGACGCAGTACAAATCATCCACACTACTGGATCAATCACTAGATTGGTTGGTGTTATTATGCCAACTACCACTGTAGGTTCTTCTACTGGTAACGGATACACTAAATCAGATTTTACCGCTTTCCAAGCAGGTAGCGTAACTGGATCTTTCGGATTCCAGCTTTCTGGTTCAAGCGTAACTGCACAAGCACTTACTGCATCTGCTAACCCAGCAAATGTTAACTCTTTTGCCAATGTACTTGGCCAATCCGTAAAAGGTGGTAAGAAGGGTTATATGTACACTTGGTTTGGTGGTTACCTAGCAACTACTCCAGGTTTATCTGGATCTGTAAGCTTCGTATCTCAATCAGCTAATGCAAAAGTTGATCTATCTGGTTCAGCAGGTGCATACTCAAACGCTGAGACTCCATGGATTCAATCACAAATCATTGGTAACGAGAAACTAAACTTATTTAAGATTCACACTCTTGCTGATGGCACTGACACAAACACTTCATTTAAAGTTGCTGTAATCAACACAACTCTACCTGGAGATGATGCAGGAAGCGATTATGGATCATTCACAGTAGTAGTTCGTGACTACAATGATACAGACCAACGTCCAGTTATCTTAGAATCATTCACTGGTCTTAATTTAGATCCAGATTCATCTAATTACATCGCTCGTCGAATTGGTGATAAAGCTTACTCAGTAAGTTCAGCAGGTGTAGTATCTGTAACTGGAGATTACAACAACATTTCTAAATACATTCGTGTAGAAGTTGATTCAGCTGTATCAGCTAAAGCGATTACAGCAAACGTAAAACCTTTTGGTTTTGCTGCAGTAATCCAGCCAGTATCTTCTAGCTACGCAATGCCAACTGCATCTATGGTGACTCAAAACACCGAGATCAATAGCGCTTACAATAAGAAAGCTTACTACGGATGGAGCTGGTCTACAGCAGATAACGAAAACTACTTGAAACCATTAGCTCTTGGTACATCAGCAATGAATAATGCTGCATTCAACCTTGATGCTTGTTTCATTCACGCAAGTGCTTCTAAATTAAACGACAGCTCAACATTTGTGGGAGGTTCTTCAATCTCTGCATCATTATTCGCTGGATTAGACGTAAGCACATTCTTGAAATTTACAGTACCATTCCAAGGTGGATTTGATGGTATGGACCCAGCAATCGTTAAGAAAGTAGGTTCAGCAATCACAGCTACTAACTTGTTTGGTATGGATTGTTCAACTGCAACTGCAAAAGGTTCAGTAGGATATGTAAAAGCACTCAATGTAATCAGCAACTCTGATGAATATGATGTTAACTTAATCGTTACTCCAGGTGCTACAATTAAAGATCACTCAGCTATCGTTAATAAAGCTATCGAAGTAGCAGAAGATCGTGGAGATGCATTTGTAATCGCAGATCCAGTTATCCAAGGTCAATCAGCAGCAGCAGCAATCGCAGCAGTAACTGACTCAGGAATCGATTCTAACTACGTAGGTACTTACTGGCCATGGGTTAAAATCCTAGACACAAACAAGAACAAACCAGTATGGGTTCCACCTAGTGTTGTTGTTCCACGTGTAATGGCTTACAACGATTCAGTAGCTTACGAATGGTTTGCACCAGCTGGTCTAAACCGTGGAGGTATCTCTGAAGCAGTTGATGTTGAATTGAAACTTAACCAAGCTGATAGAAACGACTTATACGAAAACAAGATCAATGCAATTGCAACATTCCCTAACCAAGGAATTTGTATCTGGGGTCAAAAAACTCTACAAGCTAAACCATCAGCTCTTGATCGTATCAATGTAAGACGTTTAATGATCACAATGAAGAAATACATTGCAAGTGCTAGCCGCTATTTGGTATTCGAAAACAATACTACAGCTACACGTCAACGTTTCTTGAACATCGTAACTCCATACTTAGAAACAGTTAAAGCTCGTCAAGGTCTTTATGCTTTCAAAGTTGTAATGGATGAGACTAACAACACACCTGATGTAATCGACAGAAACATCATGTACGGTCAAATTTACTTACAACCAGCTAAAGCAGCAGAATTTATCGTTCTTGACTTTAACATTCTTCCTACTGGAGCAACTTTTGACAACGCTTAATATTTATACAAAAGAGTAACGCAACATGGCAAACTTAATAGAAAACAACGAAATCTTCTACACACCTTACGAACCAAAGGTACAGAATAGATTTATATTACAAGTAGATGGTATTCCATCATTCTTGTGTAAAAAAGTTTCTCGTCCACAATTGGAATGTGGTGAGGTGGTTCTAGATCACATCAACATTATCCGCAAGATGAAGGGTAAGTGTAAGTGGGGAGATATCACAATCTCTATGTATGACGCCATCGTTCCATCAGGTGCGCAAGCAGTAATGGAGTGGGTACGTACAGCTCACGAATCAGTAACCGGTCGTGATGGATATGCAGACTTCTACAAGAAGAACTTCGATATCTTCGTACTAGGTCCAGTTGGTGATAAAATCGAGAACTGGAAAATTTGGGGAGCTTACATCAAAACTGCACAGTTTGGTGATATGGACTGGTCTACTGAGACTCCAGTTGAAATCTCTCTAACACTTGGTATCGACTACGCAGTACTTGAATACTAATTAAGACTGAAAATTAATTTAAAGAAAGCTGACTTAACTGTTGGCTTTCTTTTTTTATTTGCGTATATTTATAGGAGAACCATAGTTACTAAAATAGTTTTATCAATATGACAAAAGTTGTAAACGACGATTACCCAACAAACAATCGCCAACTAACAGACGAAGAGATCAAAGCCAAATTCTTGGCAGACTCAATCAACACAGGAGCTGTTGAAACTTTCACTAAATCAGATACACCAACGGAGATAATTCCACTTCCAAGTAAAGGATACTTCTATCCAGAAGGACATCCATTATCAGGTGGTACTATTGAGATGAAGTATATGACTGCTAAGGAGGAGGATATCCTAACATCGCAGAGTCTTATCAAACAAGGTATTGTATTAGATAAGTTGTTGCAATCATTGATTGTTACAAAAATTAACTTCAACGACTTGTTAACTGTTGACAAAAACGCAATCTTTATTGCAGCTCGTATTCTTGCGTATGGTAAAGATTATGAGGTAGAGATCACTTGTCCAAGTTGTGGTGAAAAGTCAAATCATGTAATTGACCTTCAACAATTTGAAGATAAGGAGATCGATTGGGATCGCTTTACAAAAGGTCAAACAACACACAATTTCACATTACCAATCTCCAAAAAAGAGATTACATTGAAGTTTTTAACTCACGGTGATGAAAAGAAAATTGAAGATGCTATCAAGGCTACTAAAAAGCTAAGTCGTCTTACGGGAGTTGATCCTGAGCTTTCAACACGATTGAAACATATGATCGTAGCTGTTGAAGGGGAGACAGATAGAGCTGTAGTAAACAAATTTGTTGATAGTATGTTGTCTAGAGATTCTTTAGAACTACGCAAATACCTAAAAGAGATTACTCCAGATATCGATACAACATTCTCATTTGAGTGTCCGAGTTGTGGCTTTGAACAAGAAAAGATGGCGTTGCCCATTGGAGTAGGGTTTTTTTGGCCTGGGGTCTGATTACAGGCCCATTCTACAAGATCAGATTTTTGATCTTATGTACTATGGAAAAATGGGTTGGACTTACAACGACCTATACACTTTACCAGTACACCTTAGAAGATACTTCTACCTCAAGTTGGCAGATGTTAAAAAGAAAGAACATGAGGCAGAAAAAGCAGCATACGAAAAAGCAAAATCTGGAAAGAGATAATAAAAGCCAACTTCGGTTGGCTTTCCTTTTTTGACAATATTTATATGAAAATAACTCCATGGCAAACAACAAAGTTCAAGAACTGATTCAGAAGTTGATTCGTGAGGAATTACAAAATCACAAGATCAATGAAGACATCGTTGGTTGGATGACTGGTGTTGGTAGAAAGGTTGCTTACGATATCATTGATAGACGAGCAAAGGGTTTAAGCGGAGCATTATCTTCAGATCCAAAACTGCTAAGATTAGCAAAGGATCTTAAAATCACATCAAGAGATTTAGAAAGTAGAATTAACACACTCCTAGATAAAGACCCACGATTTCTTAGAGCACTAGCAACACAACGTGCAAAACGATATTAATAGATGCAAGATGAATCTATAAACCCAGACTTAGTTAACGAACTCCGCAAAGCCTTAGGTATGGCTAAGAAGGAGATGAAAGAGCTATACGCTATGGGTTCCTTGTATAGTAAATCTCTAACTGGAGCAACTGAGGAAGCTAAGCGATCTAACTTTATATTAGGTCAGCAGAACGGTTTAGTCACTTCTCTTAACAAGTCGATAGAGAAGATGAAGGAAGGAACGAAGGAGAGGTTGCAATTAGAAAATTTAACAAAGCAGGTATTAGAAACAGCTAATGAAATGGCTGCATCAAGAAACCGGTCTATGGCAGATTTGGTTTTGAAGCAGCAGATGGTTAAGCATGGTTTGACAGATGAGTACGCAGAACAAGCTAAAAATTTACAACTACTACTTGATCAAGGCGCAATTACAGAAGGCATATATGATATGCACATTAAGCGTCTTCAAGAGGATCAAAAAAGAGTTAAGCATGTAAAAGAGGAGGTTGAGTTATACGAAGAGATAGCAGCAAAGCAGCTTGAGATTATAGAAGAAGCTGAATCTTGGAAAAAGAGTTTTACTAAGATTTCAGAGACAGCAAAAGCTATTGCTCGTGATCCAAAAGTGATGGGAGCTTTCTTACTCAATGAAGCTGTCAAAGGAATTGAGAAGGGTGTTGAAGGTTTTGAAGAGTTTAAGAAACAAGGACTCTCTGCCGGCCAAGCTATGGAAGCTCAAATGAAAACAATGTCGTTTGCATCTATAGCAGGTTTATCGGATACCCAAGGTGTTATGAATGGTGTCATTGAGCAATACGGAAACGTCAATGCACTTAGTGGTGACACTGTGAATGAGCTTGGTAAGATGGCTGTACACTTCGGTATTGCTGGAGCTGAGGCAGCTAAACTAAACGCATCTTTGTCTGAGATGCCAGGTGAGACAGCTGAAACTGCAGCACACGCAATGGAGCACGTAGGTCATATGGCTGAGCTTCAAGGAATTGCACCAGGTAAAATTATGAAAGACATGGCCGCAAATACTGGAGCAATGGCTTTATATGGTAAGGGTGGTGCTAAAGCATTTGGTGAATCTGCTATCCAACTTCATAAGATGGGAGTTGAAATAGGTACAGCTGCTAAGATGGCGGATGGCTTATTGGATTTTGAGAGTAGTATCAATAAGCAGATGGAGGCATCTGTATTGTTGGGTAGAGAAATTAATTTGGATAAAGCTCGAGAGTTAGCTTTGAATGGTGATCTTGAGGGATCAACTAAAGAAGTACTTGCAAATATTGGTGGAGCTGCTGAGTTCGAAAAAATGAACGTAATGCAGAAGAAAGCTTTAGCAGAAGCTACTGGAATGACAGTAGAGGAATTGCAAAAGTCTATTGATGCTCAAGAAGAGTCAAATAAATATTTTGGCGAAGGTACTAGTATAGGAATGAATGCTTTGGGTTATTTGACAGAGTATGGTAGTAAGGGAGCTTCTTTCTTTAAAGAAAATGGCTTGCTATTGCTCACCAGTCTTCAGTTTTTACAAAACATGAACCTAACCAAAGTTAAAGGATATGCATCAGATGTAGCACACTGGGTAAAAGAGAAAGCTCATTGGGCATGGAAAGCTACTGCAGGAAAGCTTTTTGGTAAGGGTGGTGGTGCCGTAGACAAGTTATCTGAAACAGCTACAGATCAAACCAAAAGTTTATCAGATAAGACGAAAGGATCGGATGCAAAAAAAGGAGGCGGTGTAAAAGGTTTCCTTAAAGGATTAGGAGATGGCTTAGCTAGTATCGGTAAGCAGTTTGCTAATGTTGTTAAGGGTGCCGTTGCTTTAGGTATTACGGGTATTGCTCTAGGTGGATCATTTGCAGTTGCAATGATGATGCTAGGAGATCAAGATCCGGTTCAGATGTTAGCTGTAGCTGGGTCTTTGAGTATGTTAGGATTAACGGTAGCCATCCTAGGTAAATTAGGGGGACAAATTATACAAGGTGCTGTCGCAATGGTAATATTGGGAGCAGCATTGATTCCAGCGGCATTTGCATTTAGCATGTTAGGTGGTATAGATATTAAACAAATGGCAGCATTTAGTATTGCATTGCCACTACTAGCATTAGCAGCAGCAGGATTAGGATTCTTAATAATTCCTATAACTCTAGGAGCAGCAGCATTAGCAGCATTAGGTGTTGGTATGATTGCAGTAGCTGGAGGTTTAGCTGTACTACAAGCTGCACAAGGTGGTATGGATGTGTTTGCTAGCTTAACAAACTTAGCATTACAGTCAGCAGGATTGGGATTGGTTGCAATGTCTATTGTATCTATTGGAGCTGGTCTAGGAGTAATGGCAATAGCAGGTCTTGCAGCATTACCAGTAATTGCAGCGTTGACAGGATTAGCAGTTGTAGCACCAGCCTTAGCAGGTTTGGGAATGGCAATTGGTGGAATGTTTGGTGGCGGTGGTGAAGACGAAGATAAGATGGATACGTTGATTGCAAAAATGGATCAACTTATAGCAGTAGCTTCATCAGGTGGTGAAGTTAAGATGGATGGTAAGAAGGTTGGTGAAGTAGTACGTTTAGGATTAAACTCATCAGGAATTAGATAATGGCTCAACTATTTAAAACAATAAGTCTTGAAGAGAGGTTGAAGGCAAGTCCTTACAACACGGCTCCTAGTTTACCAAAACCAACTAAGGAAGTGGAAGGTGCTAGTTTAAAATTAACACCAGAAGCTGTAAAGGTTAATAGCCAGATTCTAAAAGCATCAGCATCAAAGCAACAGAAGTTTAGCTTTCCAACAATTGGAAATTTTAATACGGAGCCTATCTCCAAACTAGCAAGACCGTTTGTTAATGTAAAATTTAGATCCTCAATTAACTTGGCTGATAGATTAAAGCAACCAAAGTTAGGATCTACAACACACTTATCACAATTCTTCTTAGCAGACTTATATACGGATTACATTAAGATAACTCCGTTTGGAATATTTACACATACAAGTAATACAGTATTATCAACACCACCAGCTTCTTTAGCGCAGGGAGGTGTCAATCCAACTATACCAACCTTTGTAAGCGAATTAGCACAAGGGATGGTTCTTAGTAATGGTACCTACTATTCATTTATTAATGTGCAGGTACCAGATTACGATAGTTTAATTTTACAAGGAACTTATTTTAGCAATGGTGCATACTCATCACTAGTAGTACCAACAATAAGCATCAGCTCTCAGAGTTTGGTGCAAGGTGGCATTAATCCAACAAACTCAGTAGGACAAGCTAGCATAGCATTGCTACAAGGGTTAGTGGCAGACCAAGCTAATAACCTAACGAGTTTAATAGTACCGCCAGCACCACCAACAAACCTTTTGGAGTTTCCAAACATTGTGATTGCTAATCCAATAGCAACACCAAATCAAGGTGGTGAGGATCCGGTACAAATAACTTTCCAACCAGAAAGAACGTCACCAATATTGAATGTACTGAAGTACGCAGCTGATAGAGCTTTGGCATTCTTCACACCTACTATAAAGCATGGTAGTGCAATATTGAGAGGAACAGACTTTCAAACAGCAGTAAAACCAAACCAAGGAACTGCACCAACAAAACTACCACCAATAGATGGTAAGTACTTCGATTACAAAAGTAGTCAAGTATCACCAGTACTATCAAACGCTCTGGATGCCGCAAAGGTTGAGGATGTGTTAATGGTGTGGATTGATTGGCAATACGCATTTGCGAAACCAGCTTATTACGATAACAATAATAAAGCTCAAAATTATCTGAGTGTTGAGTATGTTAAGATTGGTGGACAACTAGTTCGTAATCCAAACACCACTTTAGCAAGAGCTTTAGGAGCTAGTACATCTACTGAAAATCTAGCATCATTAATAAAACAAACGGTACAGTTTCCAAAGTCGACTGGTAATGAGGGAAGTTTAGCATCATACAAAACACTGACGTATGATCAAATCGTAAAGAGAGCTAACGATCCATCAGAACAAAGACCAGACTTCCGTAAAGATTTAGGTATCAATGTAAAAACTAGTACGAGTGTTAATCGTAGAGGTATTGATTCTGGTGCATCTAACGACTTCGTAACATTGCAGATTGATTCAATGACTGGTCAAGGTTCTGTAAAATTTAGATCGTTCATTACTTCATTTAGTGATGGCTGGAGTGTTTCTTGGAACGACTTAAATTATGTTGGTCGTCAAGATACGCTAAAGACTTTCAAAGGTGCAACAAGAGCTGGAAGTGTAGCTTTTAAAGTAGCAGCATTCAATCTTGCAGACCTAAATGCGCAATACGCTAAACTAAACAAATTAACAAAGATTGCTGCAGTTGGTGCTCCACTGGATGGTGGTTTGTATATTGCAGGACCGTTGTGTAAATTGACTGTAGGTAATTGGTTTACAAATACTCCGGTTGTATTTAACTCGGTTAAGTTTGATGTACAGATGGCTGATTATTCTTGGGATATTGATAAAGAGGTGCCACAATTGGTGGATGTATCTTTAGACTTTGCTGTTCTGGGAGATATTAGTGGTAAGCCATTAAACGCATCTTCAAACGATTATTTTAATTACAGATGATAAACAGATACGAAACCATACCACAAAAAACTGGAGACAATGGAAAGCGTGTAGTCCGTTCCATCATCTATCCACCCATTCCACGTAGTTTAGACGACACGTATATAATCACCACTATTGGTGATAGGTTGGATTTATTATCTAACAAGTACTATGGCAATGTAGGCTACTGGTGGATTATTGCACAAGCTAACGAAGTTGGAAAGGGTGATCTAAATTTACCAATAGGCATACAATTAAGAATACCAAGAAACATAGCGACAATCATTCAAGAATACGAAACATTAAATAGTTAAGGTTATGGGTAGTCCCTTTGGAAAAAAATCAGTGCCTGGATCAACGCAGGCTGAGCTTGATCGTCGTGGTACACAGTTGGGTGTTACCTGGGCTGCAAAACGCATGCCATGGATTCATGTCACTAGCTTGTCGGGTGGTTGTGGCGGTAAATTTGTAACACTATCGAGTAAAGCTAACGGACCTCTTTATGAAACAAATTATGTTCGACCACTTCCAGTAGTAACTGGTGTTGATGTTAAAAAGCAAGGTGAGTTGGGTACAACACGAAAAGCTACAATTAAGCTAACAGCATTCTCAGACGATCAGCTTAGGGAGTTGCAAAAATGCTACTTTATTCCTGGAATGGGTTGTAGAGTTGAATGGGGATGGAATGTGGATGCAGCTGGAACAAAGAGTTTAGGTCCAATTGGTCTAGGAAGGGATACAGCCGATCCAATTGCAATTTGCGCAATGAATAAGCGAGCAGAATCACAAACACACTACGCAGGTATTCAAGGAATTGTAGCAAACTTCTCATATAGCTTAACTAGGGATAATACTTGGGATTGTAGTATTGAGGTGATAGCTGCATCAGAGGCTGTTGGTGGAAGTAAGGTAGCAACATATAATTGCCCAGATTGTGCTCGAGAATATAAAAACGAAGAAAACGGAGAAGAAAAAAGCGCTGTAGAAAATAAGTCAGATTTGTATACGTTTTTTCATGATTTGTGGGAAAACTTTGAAACAGCTAAACCTAAGTATTTGCCAGGCCTGCAAACTGTTGCAAGCCAAGATGGTAAGACTGCTGTAATAGCACAATACAACTATTTAGGTCCACAACGTACAGATAAGGGTGGTGATGATTCTAGCTGGTACGAGGGTGGTCTAGTTGGTGCTGTCATAGGTAATGAGGTTGACGCTACAGAAGGATACATATCGTATGCCACACTAGAAGCGGCAATTAATAGATTTTGTATTCCTACAACGGGAGGTAAATACACTATTGGAAAGCTTTCGAGCAATGACATGCTAATATCAAATCACCCAAGTTTAGAATCATCAGACCCAAGAATTTGTATTATTCCAGGTACGTCCAAAGCCAGCACAATAGCTAAACCAGTTGGAGGAGGAGGAGCGTCAGCTATTCAGGGGAATAAGGTTATACTAGATAACATAATGATTAATACGGTTTTTCTTATGCTTGAATTGGATTCTGTTGAAAGTGGAGGCGATCCAAAACTAACGACATTCCTACAAAACGTATTGAGAAAAATTAACGATTGTTGTGGAAACTTGTGGGAGTTTGAAGTAGTGTCTACTAGTGAGGATTGCTCAGACCCAAAGAAAGTACCAACCATCTCTGTGATAGATGCAAAAATCTATGATCCAGCTCCAGCTTATCAAGTACCATCAAAAGCCATTGGTGGTAAGGCTTCTGCGTTACGTGAAATGAAACTGGATATGAAGATGACTGAGAATATGAAAACTCAGGCACTGTATGCGGGTGGATCTAAACAACAAAAGGCAAAAACAGAGTCCGGAGGAAACTGTGGAGCAAATGCGTTGAAAGGATTTACAATGGGAAACAGTTACAAGAATTTAGCAGCACCACCGGCAACAGATCCACCAAAGTGTGATTGTGAGGGAGCTGCACCAAATGAAAAGAAACCTTCGTTTGCCGAATTGTTTGATAATCTTGGTGAGGAGGTAAATGACACAACAGCATCAGCTGCAAGGTCGGCTATCATTGAAGCTTATGGAAAATCTGTAAATGCTGGCGACGATGATCATTGCAAAGGTATGATTGTTCCATTTGAGTTTAGCTTCACAACAGATGGGATTGGTGGTTTCTCCTTTGGTCAGATGGTATCTAGTGATCGTATTCCATCCGAAGTGAGAAGCGCTTACGATTGGCAAGTTACAGCTGTAGAGCATAGCATCACAGCAAACGATTGGACTACTACAGTAAACACAGTAATGAGATATAAGTAATGGCAGTCAATAGAAGAGTCAGCGAATTTTCACCAGGTCGAAATGACAACACCCATCTCTATACGAAGGGTGGTGAGTTTAGTTTGGATGGTGTTGAATATGTTGGTGAATATCATCTTATTGGGTCTGTTCCTAAGACGGGACCAGTTGCTAATCCTGGTAATCGTGTGTTGCAGAGACTGTACACTAATCCAGACCACTACGTATATGATCGTTTAAAGAATTTTGATGTCACTGTTTTAAACTACGTAGAACCAAAACCATACCTCTACATACCTACTGAACAAGATTATACTGTAGGGTATGATAACAGATACTTTGTTGAGAAGCTTGAGGATGACATGAGTTATGCAATAGAAATTAATCAAGATCAATACAACCTTATTGGAAAGAGGGGTGGAATTGATGGTGGTTTATATCCGTCGGTTGTAGTTCGGTGGAAGTTGACTGGCAAAAGGTCGGACATTATATCACACAATGAGATGGAGCTATACAAAGCATCTCTCCGAGTACCTAGTGTAAACTATGCAGTTCGAAACTTTTTAGAGTTTGCCCGTATCACTTTAGTTTGATAATTGAAATAAGTTACGTATAGTTGTCCATATGGTTATGGATACTATTCAGCAGTTACAGGATTTTACAGCTCAGTCTGTATTCCTATATCCTATTGTGGAGGATAGTAGATTACACAACCACTTCAATAAGATTATTGGTTTTGTGTTGATTGATACGGACACCCGTAACACTATAACAATCAGCAACGGACACCCTGAAGGCATCTACAATTCCAATGACCTATCCTTTCTAAAAGATCGTAAAGTATATTGCTATAACTGTATGAGCATGAGATATGTAGGTTATGATGTATCTCAATTTATAGATTGCAATATGCAGTATTACCTATATACCAACCAACCATATACACCTGATACACCAACTATCATAAACCACTACAATAGACAATACCAAAACTTCTATAAGGTCAATAGTTTAGTACCTCTATACAAGCATGAAGAGATTGCATTATCAATCTTCGAAGATAGTTGGGTTAAAATTACTCAACCTGGTTTAAGCTTCTATCAAAACGAATTAGCTGAGGCCTTCTATCGTATAGAAAGTAATGGTATCAATGTCAATCGTGATAAGTTTGTAGAACGGTTTGGACAAACATTAAGTCTGAATAAGGAGTATTGCTACACTCAGTACAACTTCTACACAACAACGGGAAGACCTAGTAATCGCTTTGGTGGAATCAACTTTGCAGCATTGAATAAAGAAGATGAGACAAGAGCAGTATTTCAAACGAGATATGATCCAGGTACGTTAGTAGAGATTGACTTTAACTCTTATCACCCAAGATTGATTGCTCAGATTATTGGTTATGACTTTGGTAGCGATAATGTATATGAACACTTAGCGTGTCACTATCATAACACAGATAATCCAACTCAGGAACAGATTGAAGAAGCTAAGGAAGGAACCTTCAGACAATTGTATGGCGGTATCCAACAACAATACCTACACATTCCATTCTTTAGTAAGACAAACGACATGGCAAAGTATCTATGGAGTAAGGCTGAGGAGGATGGCTACATTGAAAGTCCAATATCAGGTAGAAGACTGATACTAAGCAATTATCAGGACATAACCTTATATACATTATTCAATTACTTTGTGCAGATGTATGAGACTGAGACAAACGTACTTATCTTAAATAAGATGCATAAGCTATTGGAGAATAGTGAGGTAAAGCCAGTACTATACACATACGATAGTATTCTATTCGATACACCAGCAGATCAGATTCCGTGGTTGTTGGAGGAAGTTATCCCTCAAGCAATTGATCTCGAGAAGTTCCCAATCAAGATAAAGCACGGTACCACTTACAAAAACCTTAGCGTTTAATCCCAACTCGTGATATTTATTAGCAAAAGATATCATGGCAAAAGGACAGTTGGACGTATTAGAAAGCTTGATCCGCAAGGAGCTTGAAGCATACTTACGCGAGAATAAAATTAAGTTCAAAAGATTGAATGAACTTGAGTCAACTACTAATGCTGCGGATGATCAAAAGGTGGCAGCGTTAAAACAAAAGAAAGCGGACCTAGATAAAAAAGCTGCACAAAATGATGCTGAGATTGCAAAACTCAAACAGCAGATTGACGCGATAGAGAAGAAGTAACAAATGAGACCACAATTATTGTGCACATTCACGTACGTAGATAAACTTACTGTTAGCATTGGTCAGATATACAAAGCGTATAACGCTGACGATGTTTCTAACATGAAGGTGTATTCCTATGTCCAGGTACCTAACAACGTGATTTGTGTATACAACGTATCGACTAGCGAAAGAAGATTGAAAGATACGATATCGATAAACAGAAAGAAAGATACAAATACCTTTTATAGCATTAATGCACTTAACAGCTTAATTAGAGTTCTAAATAACGGCGTACTAGATAAGTCGTTTGCGATCGAATGGCCAAACTACAAGGACACACTCCTTTTAGCTGATGGCGAGTTCAACTGCAAGATGATTCAAATAAAAGAGCTAGCAGTATAAGTTGCTTAATCGAGAAAGGTTGCGTATATTATATAACAGGTAAGGCTATAAGAGTCCAGGGAGGATTTAAAAAAGTTTAGGCACGTAGTTGTCAGTTTAAGAAAAGTTCCCTATATTCGAAGAGTCAATTAAGTTAAACAATTAAAAACAAACAATGTTATGGCGATCAATCTAGACGCAATCAAAGCAAAGCTGCAAGCTATGCAACAAGCCAGCACTGGCGGGGGTGGAAACAAAGCAAACGAGTTTCTTTGGAAACCACCAGTAGGAAAATCCCAAGTACGTATCGTACCCTACGCACACGACAAAAACAATCCTTTCATTGAAATGTACTTCCACTACGAGATTGGGAAGCGCACAATGGTATCACCGGTTTCTTATGGCCGACCTGATCCTATTGTTGAGTTTGCTGAGAAGTTGAAGAAGTCTGGAGATAAAGACGATTGGAAGTTGGGAAAAAAGATCGAACCTAAATTCCGAGTGTATGTACCAGTTATTGTACGTGGTGCAGAACATGAAGGTGTTAAGTTCTGGTCATTCGGTAAGCAAATCTACACAGAGTTGTTATCTGTAATTGCTGACCCAGATTATGGTGATATCACAGACTTAATGAATGGTCGTGACTTGACTGTAGAGCACGTTGCTGCAGAGAAAGAGGGAGCCTTCCCATCATTCACAGTACGTGTGAAACCAAACACAACTCCAGCAACAACTGATAAAGAAGTTGCAGAGATGATTGTAAACAACCAAAAGAACATCACAGAGTTGTTTACAGAATTGAGCTACGAAGAAATGACTGAGGCTTTGCAGAAGTGGTTAGACCCTTCAAGTGAAACAGCTACAGATGGTACTAAGCCAGCTGCTGCAATCACTGGAGCAACTACTGCTACTAAAGCAGACGACATCACTTCAGCATTTGACTCACTATTTAATACCTAAAACTTATGGCAAAGCAGACTAATAAGACACCCGATGAAATTTCGGGAAGGGACGAACTAGCTTCCTTACTAGCGGATAGCTTAAACAAAAAGTTCAAAGACTTTAAGGCTGCGCATTTCCTAAGTGGTGAGGAAGAAACTCCAACAGATTTAACAGAGTGGGTCGGTACCGGCTCCTCTCTGTTAGACCTGGCAATCTCAAACAGACCTGATGGTGGATTTCCAGTAGGTCGTATTGTTGAACTTCAGGGTATGGAAGCTTCAGGAAAGAGTTTGATTGTAGCTCATACACTAGCGAATACGCAAAAGAAAGGTGGACTTGCGGTTTACATTGATACTGAAAATGCATTGAGTGAAGAGTTCTTACGTGCAGTAGGTGTAGATGTTGCTAACATGCTATACGTGCCACTTGAGACAATTGAAGATGCGTTTGAAGCAATCGAGAATATTATCGAGACAGTTCGCAAAAGTTCAAAAGACAGATTAGTAACAATTGCATTGGATTCTGTATCAGCAGCTACCACAAAAGTGGAACAAGATGCTGACTATGAAAAAGATGGTTGGGCTACTACAAAAGCTATCTTGATGTCAAAAGCAATGCGTAAGATTACAAACATCATTGCAAAGCAGAGAGTACTATTATTATGTACATCTCAGTTGCGTGAGAAGATGGGAGTAATGTTTGGAGACAAGTACACTACATCAGGTGGTAAGGCTTTAGGTTTCCATGCAAGCTGTCGCATTCGATTAAAGGGAGTTGGTAAACTGAAAAGTGGATCTGGAAAGACTGAACAAATCATTGGAGTACAGACAGAAGCTCAGGTTATCAAGAACCGTATGGGACCTCCATTCAAGAAAGCTACATTTGACATCTACTTCAATTCTGGTATTGACGATTACAATAGCTGGTTATCTTTGATGAAAGATTATGGAGCACTAAAACAAGCAGGTGCTTACTATACTCTAGTTAATGAAGAGACTGGTGAAGAGATTAAGTTCATGTCCAAAGATTGGAGAGGAATGTTAGAAAAAGATGAAAATCTAAAACAATATTGTTACAATAAAATCTGCAATATCTTCGTTATGAAGTATCGTGATCAAGATCACATCAATCCAGACGAGATATCAGTAGATGATGAAGAGCTAACTGACTAATGATAAATAAGTACCAAGCATTAATAAACGAGCTCAAGTTACGACAGAATGAAAGTGAGGCCGTTCACAAAAACTCAAGAGTGTTGATTGTTGACGGCCTCAACACTTTCATACGAGCTTATGCCGCAAGTCCGGTTACAAATACTAACGGTGAGCATGTAGGAGGAATCTCAGGATTTCTACTTAGTGTAGGTCATGCTATCAAAGCGATCAATCCAACTCGGTTGGTGATAGTGTTTGATGGAAAGGATGGCTCTGCACGTAGAAGGTCTCTGTATCCTGATTACAAAGGAAACCGTAAAGTCAAGATTCGATTGAATCGATCTGAGACAGTCGATAAAGAAGATAACCAACTGCAGCAGTTAATGCGATTGACAGAGTACTTGGATATCATGCCAGTTAATACTATTGTTATTGATCGAGCTGAAGCTGATGACGTCATTGCATATCTTTCCAATGATTACCTAGCAAATAAAGATTCTCAGGTATTCATCATGTCATCGGATAAAGATTTTATGCAGTTAGTAGATAACCGTGTACATATCTGGAGTCCGACAAAAAAACAGATGTATTATGTAGATGACGTTGTTGAGCAGTATGGAATCATTCCTCAGAACTTTGCTTTGTATAGAGCGTTGACTGGAGATGATAGTGATAACATTCCTGGAGTAAATGGAGTTGGTACAAAGACGTTACTAGACAAGTTTCCTAAAATAGCAACAGACGTAATGACTGTGGATGACTTTATCGAATATACAAGAGAGCTTCAAGCACAAAGCAAAGCTAAGATATACGATAAAGTACTTCAAGCAGAAGCTGACCTAAGATTGTACTTTGAGATTGTACAGCTTGGAGTTAGTAACATCAACACGAGCAGTAAGATGAAGATCATGGATATGATGGAGCAGCCTACCGACAAGTTGGCTAAGATCAAATTCCACCAGATGCTTATGCTCGACGGTATGACTAATGCAATAAAGAACGTCGAATTGTGGCTACGAGAAACTACTACGAAACTTGATCAATATTGTTTGCAAGATTAGAAAAAATTTCGTAAGGTTACAGTATGCAAGTAGAAGATACATTACAGTTTTATGGATCAGCGTTTCAAAACAAAGTCCTATCCATATTAATTAAAGACAGAACTTTCCTACAGCAGGTTCATGATATTATCGATCCTCGATTCTTTTCATCTGAATCTGCTCAATGGCTTGCGAAGACTACCTTAGAATATTTTAACACATACAAGTCACCACCTACTTTAGAGGTGTTGAAGGTGGAGTTGGATAAGGTCGATATTGACTTATTGAAAACAACCGTTGTAGAGAATATCCGAGAGGTTTTGAAATTCGCAGATGCAGAAGATAGTGAGTATATTAAAGACAAGACTCTAGACTTTTGTAAGAATCAAAAACTAAAAGCAGCTATCCTGAAGTCTGTTGAACTTCTCAAGTCAGGGAAGTACGATGAGATCAAAAGTGGTATTGATGAGGCAATGAAGGCAGGTGCTGATAAGAATATCGGTCACGATTACATTGATGACATTGCTTTGCGTTTTGTTGAGAATAAACGAAACACCATTGAGACACCGTGGGATGTGATTAATGAGATTATGGATGGTGGATTGGGTACTGGTGAGATGGGAGTGTTTGTAGCTCCGGCTGGTATTGGTAAGTCGATGGCATTAGTAAACATTGCTGCTTATGCAGCTAAGAAAGGACTGAATGTTATTTACTACACGCTAGAGCTTTCTGAGACTTATGTGGGAGCTCGCTTTGACTCTCACTACTCAGGTATTCCTTCTCAAGATTTAAAGTACCATCAGGAAGAGGTTATTGAAGCTATCAAAGGAGTTAAGGGTAAGTTAGTTGTAAAGTATTACCCAACTAAGACTGCATCAGTTAATACAATATCAGCACATCTAGATAAGTGTATCATGCAGGGTATCAAACCAGATGTTGTTCTTGTTGACTACGCTGACTTGTTGAGAGATACTGGTGTGAAGGGGTCGGTACGAAATGACATCATGCTAGGAAACATTTATGAAGAGTTGCGTGGATTAGCTGGAACATATCAAGTACCTTTGTATACAGCATCGCAAGCAAACCGATCAGCTCTTGAAGAGGATGTTATTGAAGCAGATAAGATTGCTGAATCGTATGCTAAGGTGATGGTTGCTGACTTTGTAGTATCACTATCTCGTAAGACGGCTGATAAGATTAGCGGTACTGGTAGATGGCACGTTATCAAGAATCGATTCGGACCAGATGGATTGACCTTCCCAAGTAAGATGAATATGGCTACAGCTAAGATTGATATCTATGCGGAAAACACAGTAATGGGTAAAGAAGCTAAGCAATTGATGCAGAATGAAGATGAGGTAGTAAGAAAAGCCTTGGCCAATAAATTTTCTGAATTAAACACGTTAATTTGAGAAAAAAACGCATTGAGACATATTTTTCGCAATATTTATACACATACTAATTTATACAACATTCAAAATCTATGATGACATTATCTAACGAGATCCTTAGTGAGATCACGGTTTTTATGAAATACGCCAAGTACATTCCTGAGCTACAACGAAGAGAGACATGGGAAGAGTTGGTAACACGCAACAAGAACATGCACCTTAAAAAATATCCTAACCTAGCGGAAGAGATAGAAGAAGTTTACAAAATGGTGTATGCTAAAAAGATTTTGCCATCAATGAGGTCTATGCAGTTTGCAGGAAAGCCAATTGAGATTTCTCCTAACAGAGTTTACAATTGTGCTTACTTACCAATCGATGACTATCGTGCATTTGGTGAAGCAATGTTCCTATTGCTTGGAGGAACAGGTGTTGGGTACTCAGTACAAAAACATCACGTAGAAGCTCTACCGGAGATTCGTAAACCAAGCGTTAAACGTACAAAACGATTCTTGATTGCTGACTCTATCGAAGGATGGGCAGATGCAGTTAAGGCTCTTATTAAAAGTTACTTTCACGGAACATCTCGTATGGAGTTTGACTTTTCAGACATCCGTCCAAAAGGTGCTCGTCTAGTTACATCAGGTGGTAAAGCTCCAGGTGCACAACCACTGAAAGAGTGTCTTGTGAAAGTTCAAGGTATTTTAGATGCAAAAGAAAATGGAGACAAATTATCACCAATTGAAGTACATGACATCGTATGTCATATTGCGGATGCAGTCCTTGCCGGAGGTATTCGTAGAGCAGCTCTTATTAGCTTGTTTAGTGCTGACGACGATGAAATGATCGCTTGCAAATCAGGTAACTGGTGGGAAACCAATCCACAACGTGGACGTGCAAACAACTCAGCTGTATTAATGAGACATAAACTTACCAAAGAGTTCTTTATGGATATCTGGAAGCGTGTTGAGTTATCAGGAGCAGGAGAGCCAGGTATCTATTTGACTAACGACAAAGACTGGGGAACCAACCCATGTTGCGAGATTGCACTACGTCCATTCCAATTCTGTAACTTGTGTGAGGTAAACGTATCGGATATTGAATCACAAGAAGACTTGAATGCTCGTGTGAAAGCAGCGTCATTTATTGGAACACTACAAGCAGGCTACACAAACTTCCATTATCTACGTGACGTATGGAGACGTACAACTGAGAAGGATGCGTTGATCGGAGTATCTATGACTGGTATCGGATCTGGTACAGTATTAGGATACAACATGAAAGAAGCAGCTAAAGTTGTTAAGGAAGAAAACATTCGTGTAGCAGAGTTGATCGGTATCAACAAGTCAGCTCGTACGACAACTGTTAAACCAGCTGGTACTACATCACTGACATTAGGAACAAGCTCAGGTATTCACGCATGGCATAATGACTTCTACATCCGTCGTATTCGCGTAGGAAAGAATGAAGCAATTTACAGCTACCTTGCAATCAATCACCCAGAGTTAATTGAAGATGAGTACTTCCGTCCGCATGACACAGCAGTAATCTCTATTCCACAAAAAGCACCAGAAGGAGCGATCCTAAGAACAGAATCACCTTTCCAATTGCTAGAGCGTATTAAGAAAGTACACTTGGAGTGGGTTAAACCAGGACATCGTTCAGGAAACAACACACATAACGTATCTGCTACAGTATCATTGAGAGATGAAGAGTGGGATATGGCTGGTGAGTGGATGTGGGAGAACCGCGATCACTACAACGGTCTATCAGTATTACCTTTCAATGGTGGTACATACACTCAAGCTCCTTTCGAAGATTGTACGGAGGAAGTTTACGAAGAGATGATGAAATCATTGCACAGCATCGACTTATCCAAAGTGATTGAGTTAGATGACACAACAGACCTCAAAGGTGAGGCAGCTTGTGCAGGTGGTGCATGCGAAATCGTGTAAGAT